CCGACACCCATGGAGTCGGCGATGGCCTTGGCGACCAGCGGAGCGTTTTCTCGGATCGACCGCAACTCATCGCCTTGCAGAACGCCGGACGCCAGCGCCTGCGAAAGCTGGAGTGCCGCCGCCGCCGCCTCCTGCGTAGTGGCCCCAGACGACTGAAACGCCTTGTTGAGCAGTTCGGTCAGGCGCAGAACCTCGGCATCCGCCAGACCCAACTCCTGCGAGGCGATGGTCAGGCGGCGATACAGGGCAATGGTGTTTTCAGTGCTGGTGCGCGTCTCGTTGGCCAGATCGACCAACTCGCCCTGACGCGACGCCAGATCGCTCGTCGCTACACCCGCCGCCGCCAAGGCGTTGCGGCCTGCGGTCCAGGCGTCGGCATACTGGATCACCTGTGCGGCCGAGAACGCGGCGGCGAGCGTCGGCGCGATGTCGGTCAGGCTCGCGCGTAGCGCATCCACCATCGAGCGGCCGGCCTGACCCATGATCCGGGACAGGTTGCGATCCGCCTGCATCGCCCGCTGCTCAACCTCGCGCATCCGGCGCTCGGTGATCTGCCGCGACCTCGCCATCTCGCGCTCGAACGAGCGCAGGTCCGCCGACATCTGAAGGACGAGACGTTCCTGATCAGTGGCCATCCGCCCTCCAGACAATCTCACATGGCGGCAGTCCGCGACCGAATTCGTGCGGTCTCCGCCTCGACCTCTTCAAGTGTTCGCCCAGCAAGAATGCAGACCGATGAGTGAAGCCGAGTCGCCTCAGCGTCAGAAAAGTCGGTCGGGACGATATGGGCGACGCCGCCCACGACTACGAACCGGTCAAAGCCGACGTAACCGCCGAAGCCATTGCGGGCGTTCACTTCGCCGCATACCGCGACCGAGCCGTCCTTCTGCTCGACCTGCCGGACGTTGCGAAACTGCGCCGAACTTGGGTCGCGAAGCAGTTCCGCGACCTTCCGCTCTGCCTGTCGCTCTTGGCTGTCGCAGCTAGCGAGCGCCGCCAGGACAGCCAGTACTAACGGTAGTGATTTTCGCATGATAGAGCCTCCCAGCCAGCAGGAGCCTAAACATGCGCGAACTTGGCGACTAGGGCGTCGTGCTCTTCGTCGCTCGGGGCTGCGGGCTTGCTTTCGCCGCCATTGGCTTTCGACCACCCGCTGACGCAGGCGCCGAACTCCCACAGCGACAGATCGTCGATCTCGCGCGGCGTGAACCCCATCGCCGCGCCGGAACCGTAGAGTGTGCCGAACCTCAGCTTGCCTCGGGGGAGGGGCTGGTCTGCGCCTCCCCCTTCGGCTCCCCCAGGTCTTCGTCTCCGGCTCCGACGACGGCGGCGAGCACGATCGCCTGGGCCGTGCCGACGAACTGGCCCAAGGGCAGGTCGTCGAAGTCGGACCGCAGCAGCTTCACCGCGTCCGATGCAGCCATTCCGGCGCCGATCAGGCCCTGGTGGATCGTCTCGCGCACGTCGTCCACGCGCCAGGTCCCGGCGGCGAACCGATGGACAAGCTCCATCGGCCCGCAGTCGGTCTTCTCCTGGAGCGCGCGCAGCCGGCCGATGGAGAGCCTGAACGTGCGCTCATCGCCGGCGAACGCCAGCCTGATCTCAGCGCTGCGGCTCATCAGGTGTTCGCGGCCGACGTCACGGCGCCCGACGAGGCAAGGCTGATCGACGCCTGCATCTTCTCACCGCGGTTGCCGGTGATCGAGAACTCAGTGAGGTGGAACGCGCCGGTGAAGACCACGCCGCCGTCGGCGGAGGGCACGTCCACGACCACCTTGACGTTCTTCGTGTCCTCGCCGGTCAGCCAGTCGTAGAAGTCCTGAACATCGCTGGTGTCCAGCACGCCGGAGCCGGTGATGGAGACCGACAAGTTCGTCTTCTCGCGCACGATCCAGGCGATCGCGTCGGGGTCGGCGCAGTCCGGGATCTCCTGCTCGTTGGCGCCTGCGGTGAAGGTGATGCCACGCTCGGCATTGATCGAGCATTGCGCGGCGAAGACCTCGGGGTCCGCACCGTCGCCGACCTTGATGAGCAGCTTAACGCCGCGCGCGTGTTTGACCTCGGCCATGGCGGAGGCTCCTTTCGTCAGTCTGTGAGAAGAGCCCCGAAGGGCGGATCACCGGCGGGGCCGGGGTTCAGTTCGGCTCGAGCTGGAGCCGGTGCGTCACAATCGAGTGCGCAGTACGCCGATCCGGGTCCGTCAGGTGACGGGCATCCTCGAAACGGCACTCGACCAGGTCGAAGCCTACGACGTTGAGCGCGCGGCCGATCACGGCGCGCACGACGCCCGCGATCTGCTTGGCCTGGGCGCGCGAGGCGCTCACGTCCTCCTCGACACGGCTCCAGACATGGACCGTCGTGATGACGTCCGACCCCGCGCTGCACTCCGTCTCATCGCCGATGACCTGATCTTCCCCGATCACCAGATACGGGAAGGGCGCGCCGTCCGGCGGCGCCAGCGTGTAGAGCCTGACGTTGGTCAGGCTCATGGCCGCCTTCAGGGCGTTCGATGCCCGCAACGCCGCCTCTACGGCGTTCTGCACGGCGAGGGCCGGGTCAGACATCTTCGGACGCCTTTCGAATAGCCTTGGCCTGAGCACGCTTGATCTTCCCGACGAGGCGACGCCTGAGCGCGCGCCAGGTCGGGAAAAAGAAGGGCTGGGCGGGCGTTCCCGCGTGCGGGCGAGTGCCCTTGGTCATCACCTCGACGGACTTGAAGTTGCGATTACGGCGAGGGGCTTCACCGGACGAAGGCGCGGTGCCGAACTCGACGAAGGGCGCGTAGAACGCCGTCTCGTCCCCGGCAGCGACCGTGACTGAAAGATCCTTGTCCTCGGTTCGGCCGGCCTTACGGGCCTTTTTGTCCCGTGGCGCGCCGCGTCGCCACCGCACCGACGCCTTAAGGTCCCCATAGTCGACGGGCACATTGTATCGAACAGCCTCAGCCAGTTCGTCCGCGCTGCTCGCGAGCGCGTCCTGAGTAGCGCGGCGGACATCCTTCGGCAGGCGACGGAACAGCGCTTTGGCGCGGTCGCGGTCACCGGCGCGGAAGCGGGTGCGAGCCATCAGCCTGTCGGGCCGCCCGTGGTGGCGAGGATGTCAATGAAGCCGCGCTCTTGGGCGGGACTGACCGACGTGATGTTGAACGCCTGACCCTCAACCCGGGCGTTGAGCGCCCGCCAGGCCGTGGTGATCTGGCGGGCTTGTGCGGAGTCCCTGATCACGAGGGCGACCGGCTGCCGTCCCTCGAGGCGCTGCTGAAGGGCGGCCTCAGAGCCTCTCAGCCAGCGCAGATGCGCCCAGACGGTGAACTGCGGCTCGAACGTCCCTAGTGCGTCGCCGTTGGCGTCCAGGGCCCTCGCCTCGAATGTGATCCGGTCGCGCAGATCCCCGGCGCCGATCATGACGGGTCAGCCTTCCGCGCGCCGCCAGGCCGTCCGTCACCGTCGTGATCGACCTTCTCCAGCGGCGCGCCGTTGAACGGCCTGATCTCCTCCGCCGCGCCAGCCGCGATGGCAGCCTCCCCCGCCTCTCGCTTCACCGTCAGCTCAGAGCCCGCCTTGTAGGCGATGGTCACCCGGCGTTCGCGGCTCGGGGTGTAGTCGTAGTCAGCGATGAAGCGCACGCGCATGTCGGTCCTCACACCCGAAGCCACCGATAGGGGTTGATCAGCCGGGCTACATCGCTTTGGTCCGTCAGCACCGGCTCGCGGTTGGCGTAGAGATCACCGGTCACCAGAAGCGCGGCGGCCTTGAACGCCGCCACAGCCGCCTCACCCGTCGGGACCAGCGAGAGGTTGCAGTATTGCAGCACCTTGGACACCGCCGCGTCCATGTAGGTCTGGATCAGGGCGTCCTCGTCGTCGCCGTCCACGCGCAGGTGCGCCTTGGCTTCGTCGAGCGTCAGCAGCGGGCCTGTCGTGAGGACGACGACGTCGAGCGCCATGGGTTACTCCCCGGCCTTCAGGTTTTCGGCGACCTGTTCCTCTTCCGAGACCAGAGCCGACGGCGCGTTGAAGTCGATCCGCACCTCGTCTTCGGTCGCACCCTCGCGAGGGTTGGCATCCACGGACGGGTGCTTCAGATCGATCCCCGGCGCCTGATCGGGCGCGCCTGAAGGGTTGAAGCTCTTGGCGGGCGGCACGTTGGCCTTCTTGTCAGTCATGGCTTGCTCCTGTGGGTTCCCGACTTGTCAGGGCGGTCGCCTGAACGGCCGTCCAGAAAAGCCGGGCCGGGGTGAGCCCGGCCCGGTCAGCTTCAGCCGACGCCTTACGACGCGGCTTGCTTCAGGAAGCGCATGTATTCGGGGTTCTGGACCCCGCCGCCGACGCGCTTGGTCGTGTAGAAGTGGACGTAGGGCTTGTTGGTGAACGGGTCGCGCAGCACGCGGATGCCCACCCGGTCGATGACCAGGTAGGTCGCGGCCATGTCGCCGAACAGGATCGACACATTGCCGGCCGTCATGTTCGGCATGCCCGGCACTTCGACGATCGAGTAGCCGACCAGCGTCGACGGCTGACCCGCGACGTAGCTCGGCTGCCAGATGTAGTTGCCCTGGCCGTCCTTCAGTTTGCGGATCTTCGCCAGGCTCGCCCGGTTGAGGAAGAACTTGGCGTTCTGGTTCCGCTCGCTGGGAAGCGAGTAGATCAGGTCCAGCACCTCGTCGGTCGTGACCGCCGCAGCGCCGGCCGCCGTGGTTCCGGTGATGGCGCCGAAGGGGTGGGTCGCCGCGTTCGCGCCGCCGGTCACATAGTTCAGGATGCCGGTGGGCTTGTTGGTGCCGTTGCCGCTCAGGAACGCGATGTTCTCCTGAATGGCGAACTCGCCGTCGACCTCATCCGCCAGCCATTGCTCCAGATCGATCGCGACGTCGTCGAGAGCGGTCTGGGTGATGGCCGGGTTGGCGTAGATTTCGCCGGTGTTGAACGCCAGCGAGGTCAGGCCCGGAGTCGTGGTCTCGGGACGCGCGGCCTTCTCGCCGACCCAGCCGGAGCCGATCACGCCGTCGTTGTAGACGCGCGAGAAGCCAGTGCCCGAGATGGTGATCACCTGGGCGTTGGCGCGGATCGGGCTGATCTGCTTGAGCTTGTTGGTGACCGTGCGGTCCCACTCGACCGGGGCGAGGTAGCCGCCCTCGGTGGCGGTGCCGACAGACATGGCCGCCGACACGTCGCCCCGGCGCATGTGAGCCTTGAAGGCCTGCACATACTCGGGGTTGGTGGGCTCCAGATCGCCGACGGGGTTGATGCCGGCAGCGGCGATCTTGGCGTTCAGGTCGTCGATGGTCTTCTGGTAGCCGTCCAGCGCGGAGTTGATCTTCTCCAGCTTGTCGGTCACCAGCGCGTCTTCGGCCTTGGCCTTCAGAGCGGCGTCGTTGGTCGCCTTGAACTCCTCAAAGGCCTTGCCGATTTGCTCGATCATGGCCTTCGGGTCGGAAGCGTCGGCGCGCACGGCGCCGCAGAGGGCGCGCGGCGCGGCCCCCGTGAACAGAGTATTCATGGTGGTGGTCTCCTTGCGCCTCTAGGCGCTGATGGATCGAAGAAGCCCGGCAAGAGCGCCGGTCAGTCCAGGGTCACCAGCGCCGGGCGTGGTGGCGGCATCGCGGGCAGCGCCGGGCGTGCCCTTGATCTTGTTGATGCGGTCGCGCGCCTGGGTGCGCGTCAGCCCCGCAGAGACGAGATGCAGCTCCATGGCGCGCAGGTCGTTGATCGACTTATCGTGCGCCTTGGCCTTCTCGTCCGTGGTCATCTTGTCGGCCGCCAGAAGGGCGTCGGCGAAGCCTCGCTCAATCGCCTGCGAACCGGACATGAACGTCTCGGCGTCCATCCACTTCGCGACTTCAGCCGCCTTCTGGCCTGACCTCGCCGCGTAGACATCGGCCATCGCCGCGTCAAAGGGCGCCAGGAACTCGGCCGTCTCCCGCATGTCGTGGCGGTTGCCCATCGCCAGGACCCAGCAGTTGTGGATCATGATGAACGACGCCGCGCCAATCTCGACGGTATCGCCTGCCATAGCGATGATCGACGCAGCGGACGCCGCCATACCCATGACCTTGACGGTGATCGACTGCGGGTGCTCGCGAAGCACGTTGTAGATCGCGATGCCTTCAAACATGTCGCCGCCGGGCGAATTGATCTGAACCTCCACCGGGCGGTCGCCGATGGCGCGCAGCTGAGCCGCCACGCCCTTGGCGGTGATCCCGCCGCCCGACCAGAAGTCCTCGCCGATCACATCGAACATGGTGATGACGTTGTCGCCGCGCTCCAGCGCCCGCACGCCAGCGGCATCTTCAGCCCAGCGATCCAGGACGTTCGGCGCCGTGAACGCGTTGACGTCGCGCCGCGCCGGGACGGGCAGGGCGGCCGGGCGCGCCATCGCGAACACGCGCGGGTTAGGGTGTCGCATCATCGCCTCCCTCCTCGGTGGGGCGCTGGGCCAGAGTGCCCTTGCTGATCTGGTTGCTTGTCGGGTCCGGGTCGTCCGGCATGTCGTTGGTCCGGCGCACTTCGTTCGGGCTCATCCAGCCGGGCTGGCCTCCGGCGCCCAAGGCTTTTGCGAAGAAGTCGCCCTGCTCAGCGATCGAGCCCCTGAGCAGGCCGCCGGGGTTGAACTTGACGGCGAACCGGCCCGCCTCCTCATCCGAGAGCAGCGAGCGCTCGATGGCCTGCTGCCAGGCCTCAAACCAAGGGTTCAGGGCATACTGGACGAAGAACTGACCCAACGCCTGGATGCCGGAGCCCCAGCTCGTCTCGTCGACCATGAGAAGCGGGCGAGGGACGCCGGTCACCCGCGCGATCTCCTCGACCTGCATTTTCCGCAGGGCGCTCAGCTCCGAGTCCCGCGCGGTCTGCGAGATGGCCTCGTATTTCATCCCCTCTTCGAGGATGAGGTTCTTGCCTGCGTTCGCCGCGCCCTCTTTCTCGGCAAGGCTGGCCTTCAGGCGCTCGAAAGCCTGATCCGAAAGCTTGCCCTGGTGGGTCAGCGCTCCGCCGATGAACGAGCCGTTCTTGAACAGCCGGCCCGCCGCGAGTTCGGCGCTGATAGCCAAGCCGATCGCGTCACGCGCCTGCTTCACCAACGAGAGCCCATTGATCCCATCCAGCGACAGCCCGCGAAGGTGAAACACCTCCGACGGCTGAAGCACCCGCATCGCTCCGACCTTCGGCTGATACTCGTAGACGATCGACCAGTCGTCGCGCTGGACGACGCGCACCTTGAACGGGTCCAGCGGCACGAGCCGAACGATCGCGTCCCTACCGGTCCTGATCTGGCGGGACCGGATGATCAGCGCATAAGCGTTGCCGTGCACCAGGGCCCGCAACTGCATCAAGGCCCGGAAGTCGAACGCGGACTGCCAGTCGTTCGGCCTACGATGAAGGATGCGGAAAAGCGGGTGGTCGGTCTGCTTCTCCTTGGTCTCGTCATCGATCAGATGAAGAGGCAGCATCCCGATCGCGTAGCTGATCAAGCTGACCGCCCGGAACATCGCCGGGTTCCGCAGGGCGCTCTCAACCGACACCATAGCGCCGCTGGCGGCCTCCTGGCCCCCGCGCATGAAATCGACCAGGAAGGGGTCGTCCAGCGAATATGCGAGCACCGCATGGCCCACCGGCCCCGCACCGCGCCCCTCGCTTGGTTTGGCCCCGAATGGCCAGAGGCGGTTCCAGTTCATTCCGCCTCCATCACACCATCAGAATCCCGCGATCCTCGTAGACCGATCTCACCGGCCGCTTCGCGCGCTGCCCGGCCGCGCCAACGGCCATGGCCAGGGACACTAGCGGGTCAATCCGCTGGGTCGCCTTGCGCTTTGAGAACCACCTGTTGTCGAACGGGTCCGCTTCGGTCGCTGCGCTCATGCACGCCGAGATCAGCACCGGATTACGCTTGAGCCGGATGCGACCCTCCAGGATCAGCTCCTCCAGCAGGTTCAGGCTGCCCGGCATCCACAGCCCCTCAGGCGCCGGATCGCCGGCCGCCTTCGCCGCCTCCACCAGCGCCTCGGGCGGCCTGGCCTTCTTCTTGCCGCCCTGGGGGTGCTCGATCTCCGGCAGAGCGCAGCCGATGGCGTCCAGCTCGTCGGTTAGCTTGGACCAGGCGTAGCGGTCATAGGCGAGCGACTGGACCTCATAGTCCGCGTCGACTTGCTGAAGGTAGGCGGCGACGAAGTCCAGTCTGATCCGCGGCCCCGGCGGGGCCCTCAGCCAGCCATCCTCGACCCACCTGTCGTATGGCGCATCATCCTCGACCGCCCTGGCCGACACCGTGTCGCCAGGCGTCCAGGCTTCGATCCACGCCGCGTAGGTCGGCTTCTCGACGTGCGAACCGTCTTCGGTCTCAACCCGCACCGTGCCGGTCTCGACCACATGTGCTACGGCCGTCAGGTCCTTTGAGCCCGACAGGTCCACGCCGAGGAACACGGCGCGCCCCTCGAACTCAGACGGGTCGAAGTCGTCCAGCACCGACTCCAGCGTCTTCTGACTGATCCACGCCTCGTCGGCGTCAGTCCAGCAACAGAAGTGCAGACGCAGGATGCCGTTCAGCTTGCCAGGCATCGCCTTGGCCTGCGCCACGACCCCCGCCAGATACTCCTCGGTCAGGATCGTCCCTAGGAGCGGGTTCGCCTTGACCCAGCACGCCGGGTCCGACAGCGGGTCGTCGTCCTTGTCGAGGGCGCAGACGTAAGAGAACGTCGTGTCGTCCAGCGGCTCGCCGACGTAGGTGTAGTCGTCGTCCGGGGTGCGCGTGCCCGCAGCCACCTTGACAGCGTGCTCGTGTTCTTCCCAACAGACCGACTTCCGATCGGAACCGGAGTTGGTGATCATCAGCAGAAGCGGCTGACGCCGGAACTTAAAGCCGCGCTCCAGCATCTCCATGATCGATCGATCGGGGTGCTCGTGAACCTCGTCGCAAAGCGCGAAGTGCGGTCGCGGCCCCGAGCCCGTCTTGCCCGCATCCTTCGAGATGGGCCGAAAGAACGACATGCTCTGCTGGTGCGAAAGGTTGAACTCTCGCCCAGGCCCGCCGCTCGGCTGAACCCGCTTCTGAAGCGGCGGCGACTTGTGCCGCATCTTCACGGCATCAGCGAACAGGATGCCGGCCTGCTCCTTCTTCGCCGCAGCAGCGTAGATCTGCGCGCCCGGCTCGTTGTCCGACGTCAGGCCATACAGCCCGATGCCGCCCGCCAGCGGCGACTTGCCGTTGCCCTTGCCTTCCTCAATGTAGGCCCGCCGAAACCGGCGCGACCCGTCCGCGCGCTTCCACCCGAAGATCGACCCCAGCTTGAAGGCCTGCGACGGGTGCAGCAGGAACGGCCGCCCCTCGAACTGCCCTTCGCTCAGCTTGAGCTGGGTCTCGAAGAACCTCCAAACCCTATCCGCCGCCGCCAGGTCCCACGACAAGCCGCGCTCATGCCCCTTGGCCAGATCGTCCAGATGCCGGCGGCAGGCGTTGCGGACATGCGGACCCGCAATGACGCGCCCCGCCACCACGTCCTCAGCATAGGCCGTCGCGCGGTCAGTTATAGAACTCGTCGTCCGGGTCTTGCTCGTCGCCATCCGGCACCGTGATCTTCGACCGATCGGCCGGGGTAGCGCCCATCTGGGCCAGAGCCAGGCGAAGCAGGTTGAGCTTCGTCGCCCCGAACTCGGCCGGGTTGGCTTTGAACTGAGAGCGGAGCGTCGCCGCGATCTCCACCACGGCGCGGTCAGCTTCGGTCAGCCAGGGCAGTTCGCGCTTGAACCCCTCCCAGACCGCCGCCTGATTCCCATCGAACCAGTCAGGCGCCGCGCCTAGGGTGCGGCCGGCCGCCGGCTCAATGCGGTCCCTGTGCCGCTCGGGGTGAACGACGGCCGCGCCAGTGATCTGCGCCTTGGCCACCGGAGTGCGGGGCCGAGGCATCGGCTACTCCTGAAATATGAAACGGAGACGCGTGTTTGTTGGGCCCCCGCCGGTAATCCGGCTTGAAGGCCCTGAACTTTGCCTACCCCCCGGGCCTCCTGAGGGCCGGATGCCTCGGGTCGAGGGGGAAGCCGTCTACACCCACGGCCCTGCTGTAGCCCTTCCGCTCCTCTCTCTGCTTGCGACGAGAGTGGCAGCGCCAGGGTTCGGCATCGCACAGGGACTGGAACGGTCCAGCGAAGAACCTTTCCTCTGTGCGCTTCGTGTCGGGGTCGACGTGGTCGCACACCGTGGCCGGGGTCACCCTGCCGCCCTCCAGGCACATGGCGCAGAGGGGATTGGTTGATAGCTGGGCCTCTCGGAGCCTGCGCCATCGGGCGGTTCGGTAGAGCCTTCGGTACTCGTGTGCCTCGGCGCTTCTCTGGTCCGGCCTGCTTCCCGTCTTCGCCACGTGGCTACGCCGCCGCGCCGTGCCTTTCGGAGAACGCATACCGATCGTTCGCAGCAAGTCGCGCCGCTACCGCATCGTCCAGTCGCTCAAACAGCCCAAGGTGAATCAGCTTTCCATCCACTTGGATGTCGGCCTCCCACTTTCCTCTGAGCTTGAACCATCGAACGCCGTTGACGCCGCTTGTGTTGTTTGACGAAAGACCCTTGTTTCTCGCGTTCAGCGCTATCGGAACGTCCCGCAGGTTGGCTAAGCGGTTGTCGTTCCGCCGACCGTTGATGTGGTCGATCGTGTGGTCGGGCCATTTTCCGTAGGCAATAGCCCAGCACACCCGGTGGGCCCTATACGCCTTGCCGAACAATGTCCCTTGGAGATAGCCCCTCGTCGGCGACTCCATAGCTGGTCGGCCGCAGAAGTTCTTGTGCCAAGCACTCCAATCGCCTTCGGTGGCGAAGAACGACTTGGGGCGCGGCAGCCACGTTAGCCTTCCCGTTTCCGGATCGTAGCTCAGCAGCTGAGCCAAGAGGGCTGGCGTGACCTCCATGCGAACCTCCGAAACTTTCCCGGGCGTGCCTGCCATCCGCCTCTCAATGCGCCCGGTCAGGGGGCCGCGCCGGCGTGATCTTCTCGATCTATGGTCAGGCGTGTTTGCGCTGCCTTGGCCCGGGACTGGACCAGCGGAAAATGGCGCGGCTAGACCCGCAAACGGCGAAGCCCCGGCCGGTGTGGCGCGGGGCTCCAGACGCACGTCTTGTGGGTATCTGTTTGATGCCGGGATTTGCCGAACCAGTCAAGCGCCTAAACGAGGTCCAGCGCCTGCGCCGTCATGTCCAGCGCCACCCGGAGATCCCCTTCCATGATCAGGGCCTCGCGCTCCTTGTCCCGGGCCTGGGATTGCTGGCCGATCTGGCGCAGGGTGTGGCCTTCGCCGCAGACCATGGACAGCAGGGCATAGAGCCCCTCAGACCCTGT